AGCGGCAGCAGCGGCACTAACTGAACCAGTAGTAACGACTGGCAATGGAATGTATATCAACGTCAACGGATACTGGAAATCATTCACGGCCGGTACTACCGACGTGATGCATTTATGGTACACGATTAAGTATCTGGGAGGAGCCGATCCGGCAAATCTCCCATATCTTAATGTGGCTGACTACACATGGGCACCAGCAGGAGGCATTGGTCAGGCTGATCTAGTCGTCTCTCAGATGTCGGGACTATTAGGCGGATCATTCACTTCGCAGTCAGAGATCACACATCGAGAACTCAAGATTTCGTGCTCCGATGATGATGACTACGATGATGTTGAGGAAAAAAAAAGCTGTGCTCGGATGCAGCGCCTGCGGATCCGGACATAAAGCTTGATGTTTCATCGGGCTGGTGGCCGTTTGTGTAGGTATTGCCAATGAGGAAACACCCTCATTGGGTTAGGTTGATCTATAGATAAATCTATAGATGGGTGGAGGTTGGGACCTAGCCGACGACAGCAAAAAAGACTGTGGTCGCGAGTGGCGATAGGTCCTATGGCGTGAAGTTCCGCCATAGAGATCTATACATTTTTTTACTCTGTATCGCTTGTAGGTTCGACATAGGTATAGCGACCTACCCGTCTGAGAAACGGTGGGTTGAAGCGGGGCAACAACATTTCATAGTCATAGTCCGTAGCGAAGTTGTAGGCGTTGATGAGATCACGGGTCGTATTGAACGCATAGTACCCGGACTCTCTACGATACACTCCGACGTCATGACCTGTGAACTGATTGAGCGTGAGGATTACGAGGCAGAAGCACTGCTTCCAATAAGACCGAGGGCTTATGTAGTCTACGACTATGCCCCATACATCACGTGGTAAGGGTTTATCATCTGACATATCGAGGGATGAACGGTTCGTTCACCCTATATATAGATAATTAAAGTTTCTTCATAGGGTTGTATGTACATAGGTATACTAGTGTACACTGAACCCAATGAGCGAAGAGAAGAAGCAAGTCGAGCTGGAGTATGTCGATGTGAAGTATGACGAAGTCGGACACGTCATCTACACAGGCGACTTTCTCAAGCAACGCGCGCGTAACTATTGCTTTACGTGGAACAACTACACTATCGAAGACATCGCATCGATCAAGGAGGCTTGGCCCAAGCTCCCGACGTTTCGTGGTTGTGTGTTTGAACAAGAGGTGGCTCCGTCGTCGGGCACACCTCATCTTCAAGGGTTTGTATGTTTTGATAACATTCGATCAGGCAAGCAGATGAAGGAGATCAACGCCAAGATCAGCTGGCAAGTGATGCTTGGGTCGATTGAAGCCAACCGCCACTATTGCATGAAAGATGGCGAAGGCGTCACCGTGATTGGCACCTTTCCTATGTCGGCGAAAGAAAAAGGTATTCGAGGTGGGTCGAAAGGCGTTAAAGGTAAAGACGCAGAGGGCACATGGGGTGCTCTGGTCGTTGACATTAAAGCGGGCGTATCAAAGCGTGACCTGATGGAAAAGTACGCGGCACTTGTTGGGCCATGCCCTCACGGCTTCGATCGGATGTACAACGAGTTCGCTCCCGGCCAATCATACTCTATTCTTGAGCGCTTCGGATCGTACCTCCCTTGGCAGAAAGAGTTGATGGACCTTGTGGAGCTAGGCCCAGATGAACGCTCGGTTCATTGGATCTACTCGATCGACGGCGGAGTCGGTAAATCGGCGATGTACAAGCATTTAATCTATAACAACAAGTTGCAACCGATGAGAAACGCGACTACGCGAGACTTGTCGTGTGCTTGGAAATGCGCGGACGTCGTGTTCGACTTTGCTCGTGACCGGGGGGACGAGAAGATCAACTACTCCTTTATGGAGAACGTCAAAGACGGTATCTCTTTTAGTAGCAAGTACGAGTCTCAAGCGAAGCTCTCGGACCCGAACGTGCACCGGTTCGTTATCTGTTTCGCTAACGAGCATCCAGACGTGAAAGCTCTAACTCTCGGACGCTGGCGCATCTTCGCCATTGAGGATAACGAGTTAGTACCCAAGGACGTTAGCCTGTTCACTGGGGGCTCATAATAATGTTGGGATGTATTGGGCCTCGCCCAGGCGATCCCCTTCGGGGACTGCGGCTACGTCGCCCTACGGGCTCGTACGCCTTGGACTAACGTTATGTTCAACATGATAGGAGCTTAAACTAAACTGGGGGTTGTCCAGTTGATTTTACTGTCTCGCGTACATGTACGCGAGGGGGGTCTAGGTAATACTAGCCTACGGCTCTAGACCCCTCCCGTACACGGAACTATATAGGTTATTTTTTGAAATAAAGCCTTACTATTGCCTGGCAGATTTGCCAGGGTATCGTAGGCATCAGTTATGATCTAAACGGCTTATGCATTGAGATAGTACTGATTATTGAATTGTGTCGCCCCTCCGTGTTCCCTACGGGGCTATTGAGGCCGGGGGGTGGCCCCCGGCCTACATGTATATTTTTTGTACGATTAGGTGCCAACCGGAACCTAACCGAACCATTTAAGAACTGGATAGATGACGCGGCTAGGCCGCGTCGGGTGTGCCCTCCGGGGGTGCCTGCGGCAGGCTGAGAATAATATGCTTTGTGTATGGATTTGGGATCCTGTGGGATCCTGGATATAGTACTCATCATCTAACCCTGACGTAGCCGGGTTAGACTCTGTCCGGAGGTCTTGGCCTCATTCCCCATATTCTGGGTACTGAGTCTCGCGCCTGGGGTTTGTGGCCTGTGGCCTCCGGGCTACCGCGTACGTTCCATTTTGGAACACTCATTAATTAAAGTTTCTTCATAAGAACTTGTGATGCATAGGTATACGAGCTTGACGTACCGCATCAAGACAAAATGCCCGCCCGAAAATCGGTGACCATTCGTAAACCTAAGAAAAAAACTATGGTTACGGTTGCTCGAGCGAGAGTAGCGAGACCTAGGCCTGTGGGCTCTGGTGCTAGGGCATCCTACAAGACGAAAAGTGGAAGCAAACGAGGTTTGTTTGGAACAGCAGGTGGGACTGTCGGAGGCATGATCGGTACGGCCCTTGGTGGACCTGCCGGTGGCATGCTCGGATCTACTCTTGGTAGACTGGGTGGTGCTGCTCTGTCGAGCATCTTTGGTCACGGTGACTACGAAGCGACAAATGCAGGGCAAATTAAGAACAATAACATCGTTCTATCCAACTCTGCGCAGGCGCCGCAGTTTGGATCGGGTAAGGTTGCATGCAAGTTTGTGCATCGTGAGTACCTGGGGGATGTGTTCTCATCGAGTACAGCTAATACATTCAAAATTGACAGCTATCCGATCAATCCAGGACAGGGAAAGACTTTTCCTTGGCTGTCAGGAGTGGTAGGTGCTAAATTCCAACAGTATAGGATTAACGGTATGGCATTTGAGTTTCGGAGTATGTCATCTGATGCGCTGAACTCAACGAATACGGCTCTCGGCTCAGTCATTATGTCTACAGATTATGACAGTGCTGATTCAACCTTTGCGTCGAAGCAGGAAATGGAAAATACCGAATACGGGGTATCTTGTAAGCCTTCTAGTAACATGATGCATGGCATCGAATGTGAACGCTTCCAGACTCCGGTTTCCGAACTGTATATCCGGGCATATGACGTACCATCGGGGAAAGATATCAGGCTTTACGATCTTGGTCGATTTTCAATCGCATCTACAGGATGTCAGGGAACGAACGTAAACCTTGGCGAACTTTGGGTTGCATACGACATCGACTGCTTCAAGGCGATCGAACAAGTACCAGGATACCTCATCCCCTATTCACAATATGGTCTGACAGGAGTATCTGCTACCGCGCCACTGGGAACGGCACAACCAGCGTTGTTATCTAGTTCGGAGCAGCAGATCGCGCTAACATTCACAGAAAACAAAATAAGCTGGCCGATTGATATCGAAGTTGGCAGCGTTTGGATGGTTGACCTTGCATGCCTGGGAAATGCTGCGGCAGCATTGACTGAGCCAGCAGTAACGACAGGTAACGGGATGTACATAAACGTCAACGGTTACTGGAAGTCATTCACGGCTGGAACACCTGACGTAATGCACATATGGTACACAGTCAAATATCTGGGAGGAGCCGA